GACAATGTTTTTTGCCGCTGTAAGGATGTCACCGATGGATGCAGACATGTGTGTTTCCTATCAATATTTGCCATCTTGTTGAAATCTATAGCGAATCCCGCCTATTCGCCAGAACGAGCCAACGTCATTGCTATTCAGGTTAATTTGAACCAGCCTGCCTCTCATTCTCGGTGACACAAACGTCGTGGCGTTGTTAAGGACAAACGGCCCACTCACCTGCGGCGTGGCGTACTGGCTGGGGTAATCAACATAATTGAAGGTTATGTTGACCGTGGCGTTTTGCGCTCCACCGTAATAGCCCCATTTCATGTCAGGCCAAACTTGGTCAATGAATGATTTCACATCGGCTTCAGCCAAGGCAAAATAGCCGGTCGTGAAGCTTGACTGCATGGCCTGACCATCGGCGTCCGGCGACGTTTCATGCTGGTAAATGTAAAGGCTGGACGGGTCTGCCCCAATGGGCGGCCCGAGAACGCTTTCATTGATCCAAGCCGTCCTGCCAAGCGTCCCGTAATCCCAGACCTGAAGATTGACGTTATATTTGACGTAGTTTGTGACTTCGCCGCCATTGCTGATGACGGGATAGTACCATGTGACTTCACCAAACCGCGAGTTAGGGGCAACGCGGATTTTATCCAAATTGGTAAGGTCCAGATCCTGAAAGATAACGTCCCACACCGGACAGAAGATAGGCGTCACGCCCCCGCCGCTAAGACTGAAGAACTGCGACTGGCCCATCCAGTAGACAACGCCATTCATTGACGCCGCCGCCTTTTTGGCGATCAGGCCGCAACCCGTGCCGATTTCATTGAACGAATAGACGTATGGCTGGCCAATGTACTGCATCGACCAAAGAGCCAAATCGGTCCAGATCAGGCCCTGCTGCGGCCCCTGTATGCAGCCAACAATGCGCGAGCCCTTCGGTATTCGATAAGAGCCCGCCTGATTGGTAATCTGAGCAATCCACGAATTGAAATTGTTGACATCGCACCAGCGAATAAGGAGCGGGTCTTGGATGCCCGTGAACGTCGATCCCCAAGCAATAATTTGCCGCTGGGGCATGGCGACAAACATGCCGTCATTGACTTGCGGCGCTTGCGGAATGACCGTCGCTATGGGGCTGCCGCTAATCGGGTCCCATTGGTAAATACCAGTAAAACCGATACCGTCCGCAATGGTGCCATTTGGGCAGGCAACAAGAATCTGGCCCCAATTATCCAAAGTCCAATTACTAGCCGCGATAGCTGTCCCGGTTGATGCTGGAACGCCCGAGCCGGAGCCATAGCCGCCCGTTCCGTATCCGCCAACGCCGTATCCCGTGGACGTGATCGCGGGGCCAATGCCGATGCTGTAAATGAAACGAGCGTTGCCGCTATTCAAAGAGGCGCTTGTCGTTGAAGTCGCCTGCGTCGAAGCTTGAATGGTGAAAGTACTGGGTGTCCCAGTTGTCGGAGATGTGGGAGACGCCGGCACGTTTTGAACAACATAATTTCCGTAAAGCGAAACACCGCCAACTGTTATTGGGACAAGAATGGAAAACGTGTTTCCCGCAACATAGCCATGATCGTTCAGAGTGACGGTAACAATTGATGATCCACTTGTCGTTGCAAAAGACGGAACAGCTCCGCCGTTTGATACGGCATACGCGGCGGGCGCAAGATTCCCAAGAACATTCGTGGCCTGCACCGTGTACTGCGTTGAGCCGGTGTTTGAATAAACAGGATAAAGACCAAAAAGGACAATGCCGCCAACGCTCACGGGCGTCGATATGTAAACGCTGTCGTACGGCGTAACGCCTGTCGTGGTTGCGTCCGTTATAAGGATGTTTGGGGAGCCGGCGGTGACTGTAAAAGCCACAGTGACATCATCGCTAAGCACTCTAGGCGTAATGTCCGTAAAACTGGTCGCCGTCGTAATTCCATTTGATCCCATAACGCCATTCATAACGGCAAGTTGCGCCGAGCCATTCGCGCCGGTTTGCATACCAGCGGCCAGCCACTTGTTGGCGTTTGTGTCCTCCCAAGCCCAAAGGGCGCGGACAATCGCCGACATTTTCGCCGTATAGTACTTTGTCCAGCCCCCGAGTTTTTGAACAAGAGACTGGCCGCCAACGTCCGGGATGAACCTGATAAGATTGCAAGCCGATATGCCCGCCTGATTCAGCGTCGGCGTTTCGTTGACGTTGACGCCCGGCAGGAGCTTGACGGTGGCGTGGGGCATCAGCGCTACCTCGTCGGGGTCGCGACAGGCGAGCTTGACGTTGAACTCCAAGCGGCGGCCTGCATCTTTTTGCGATACTCCTCGGTAATGGCTCCCTTCAGAAGGGTCTGATATTGACTTTCATAGGACTGCGCCATGGCGGGGTCATCCGACTGCCTGCCAAAGTTGCGCTGAAAAGCGCTAATGTAAATCATGCTCGCCATAATGAGCAGGTCAGGCAAATACGCTGAAATGAACGTGGTCGAGACGCCCGCATAGGCCGGAGTGGCGAACTCGTACAAGGACGGCATCCTGATCGTTCCCGTCAGCAAAACCGGGTAGGACTGATCGGGATACGGGCCAACCACAATATTCTGATACGTCGCGCCGCCAGTGGCGCTATCGCCACCATACATGGCGAAATACTGCGGCGCTCCCCGATAAAGCGAGGAACTGTCATTGTAGGTGTTTTGCAGAAATTCCTTGGTCGTCGGGAGCAATGGCGTTGTGGCCGTGCCATTCACCACCGAAACAGTCTGAATCGTAACAAAGTCATTTACGGATAGCTGAAGAAGATTGGTTCCTGTCGTAAAGGAATACGAACTGTTGGTTGTCAACAGCGGCAGCAGGTCCGCGTCCCTCTGGATGCGAAGCTCCGCGTAATTCAGCATCTGGGGAATGATATTATTAAAAGAAGGATCGACGCCAACCACGACCGTATTTGACGTAGTTGTGTTCACAACCGCCATCGTGGCGATTTGTGTAACGTAGCCATTATACGTCAAAGGAGTGGTGTTTGGGGTTGACATGCTTGATCTTCCCAAAATTCATCGGGAAACATACCCCATTTTAATTCTTTACGCCATCCCTGCGGGTTAATTAGGGAAATCCGACGACTTTTCCTCATTGATCTTGGCGATGTCATTGGCGTCCAGGGGTTTCGCCCCCCTGGCGGCCAAGGCGGAAAGCACGTTCCCAACCGGCGTGAGACCGCCGACGCGGAACTCAAGGGCGATTTTCACGCCCTTGATCCGCTCGCCGAGGGCCGGTGCTCCATTGTTTGTCATCATGCCCCCGGCGATTTCGTATCAGTCCTTGAACCAGTCGGCGTCTTTGCCGTTGACGCCGCCGGTTTTCGCGTCGGCTGGCGCGAAATGAACGGCGACGCCAAGCGCGGCGATCGCCGGCCAATCCTCGACAGCGAGGTCCGCGACCGTCAGCACGGTGCCCACGACCGGGAGCAACTGCCCCAGTCGAAGGCTGAATTTCGCCAGTGCCGGAACGGCCTTGACGATGGCCGCGAGGTTGGGGTTGCCGTTGATGGCGGCAAGCCCCTTTTGCAAGTATCCGGCGAAGTCCTCGACCCCGGTGATCGCCGCGTGGGCGTCGTCAAGCCAGTAGGCCATGGCCGCCTCCTATTTCGAGGCGACCGCCGCCGCCGGCGTGGCCGCAATGGCCGCCGAGGTCGTGACCTGCACGGTCGGGTTCTGGATCATCGGACAGGCGTCCGCCGCCGCCTTGGCGTTTTTGCCGAGTGCGACCGTGACGCGGGCCTTGGCGTCAATGTCGTTGGCGACAACGTAGATCACGCCGGACGCGGCGCACCAGATTTGAACGGCGTCGGAGCCGATCTGCTTGGCGACCTGCAATTGCAACTGCAAGTTGGCCTGTTGCTGCGCCGTGAGGTTGGCACAGCCGGCGAGGGACGCCGCGAGGGCGAGGGTGGCGAAGATGGCGCGCATGTTGGCGGCTCCTTTCACGAGGCTTTGTCGGGGAACGCGACGGACATGGCGGCCTTCGCCATGCCGAGGACCATGACGACCTTGCCAGCGGTCGGGGCGCTGACGACGCTCGACCAATCGAAGCCGATCAAAACGCCCATGACGGACACGGCGAGCGCCGATCCGAGATGGACCCAGTTTTTGCTGTTGTTCATTTTTGCTTCTCCGAGTTGCCCGGCAGGGGAGAGCATCGCGCGGCCTGCCGGGCAGTCTCCCGCGCGAAACTGGTTAATCGACAAAGCCCGCGAAAATCGATCCCGCGACCATGGTAGAGGCGACTAGTGCGGCGAATAGCCAAATAAACGGCCATGTGGATGCGAACAGGATAGCCACGCCTATGGCACCCAAGACGTAGGTCCAGCGCGCCGCGCGCCTGTCACACGCGGCGACGTAGTTATCCTCGAATGTCGCACGCGGTTTCATGCGACCGCCATTTTCAGCGCGAGCGCCTTGCAAGCGGTCTCGCGCGACAGCCATCCCTTGCCGAAAATCGGGAATGCCCGCAGGGCGCGCCAGAACCCACAGCGGAGCGCGTCAAGGCGCGCGATCCGCGCGGCGGGCGCCAGGTTCGCCGTTTCGTTCAGCCATTGCTCGGAGCGGCCCGTGCCCATGTTCACAGCGATGTCGAAGGCCATCAGATCGACGCCCTTTGGCAGCGTGTCGCCGCCGATGTGCGCCCAATACATCGCGCGATAGATGTCGCCGGCTTCCGCCGTCGAAAGCGACCGCACGTCGCCGACTGAGACGGGCTTATGGCGCCACGCCGCCAGCGTGCGCTGGGTCACGCCAAGCGATGTCGCGCCACCGGGATCGTTCGGATTGTTGACGAAGCCCCCTTCAAATTTCAGCGTGAAGGCGAGACAGGCGGCAAAATTTTCGGAACTCATGATCGATCCTCAAAACGTCGATGTAAAAGCTAATGCCCCGAAACTCCCATATTGTCGCGGCTCAATAATCCCAATCTATCTGAATTCCGCCACTTGCGCCAGCACCGCCTGTTGAGGATCTTCCAACCCCGCCGGCACCAGAAGCCCCCACGGCCCACGCCACCGTATTGCCGGCCCCAAGGTCTCCAACATTAAATACTTTTTCGGCGAAAGCGCCGCCACCGCCACCGCGCCCAATATATGTATAGGGACTTGCAAAATAAGTCGATGACCCGCCGCCTCCACCGTAGGCATTGCCGGGATTGCCGTTTATGGTGGCCCCCGAGGCTGGGGTGCTACCGCCAGTTCCGCCGCCCTGAGCCGTATTACCGGCATTGCCGCCTGCGCCGCTCGTCGTTGAATAGGACGAGCCGCTTGTATTTATGTCGCCATTGGTGGCCGTTCCGCCTCCGCCCGCCGCCGTTCCCCCGCCAGCCGTAACCAGAATAGAAACGGAATTGCCAGCCGTATTGATGGTGGTGTTGCCGCCCGGCGATGTTGGGTCCACCCCAAGCGTTGTAGAAAAACCCGACCCGCCCGATCCCGCGCCCCACAACCGAAATCGAATGGTTTTTGTATAAGCGGGAACGGTGAACGTGCCGGAACCACTCGTATAGGTCCGCGAGCCCGGATTGGTCCCGCCGATATACATGAACGCCGCCATTACGAAAGAGTCCGCGTAAAGGCAACCGTGAACGCCAAATTAAGGCAGGTTGAATTGCTGCTGACAGTCATTGAAATGGTTGTGCCAGCCGCCGCTGCGGCTGAGTGAGACTGAACATTTTGGGACGATGACACGCTGTTGGCCGTCCCGCTGATTGCGGTTCCATTTACAGCGAACGTCGCCGTACAGGTTCCCGACGTGCTGATAGTCGTGGTTGACGTAATCGTGATCGCGTAGGGAATGTTGATAATTAAACTATACGACTGGTTCGTCGGGACCGGGATCAAGCCGGAAACAAATTCAGTCTGCGTAAACGACGGGGCACTGCCAACGCTCGCCCACGCCGGATTCGCGGACGCCCCGCTTGTTTGAAGAAACTGCCCAGACGTACCCGGCGGCAATGCGGTCCAACTGGACGCGCCTCGGTAAAGAATGGACCCCTGCGTTGACGAAAAGGCGGCGTCTAGGCTGGCGGAAAAGCTGGAAAGCGTGAAACCCGAGCCATTGCCCAGAAGTATTTCATTCGTCGCCGGATAGCGCGGCAGGCGCGGAACCTGACTCCAAATGATAACATTGTTGTCGGTCAAGGCGCGTTATCCGGTTGTTTTATCGGCTTTGTACCGTTGCAAACTATCAATTTTATCAAAAATTTGCCTGCAAATGTCGCGTATTTCCCTTATCGAATCGTTAAAGTCCTCTTTCTTCACATAATTTTCCGGCAATCCAACCTCAATTTTATGGACATCGCGCTGAAGCTCTTTAACGGCGTCCCATAGTTGTCGGGCAAACCAACCCAAAACGGATAAAATCGCCCCGCCAATCAAGTTTATGGCCGTTTGTATGTCCATTTTCATGCTGCCTCTGTGGTGATAGCCGCCATGTTATCTTCAATGTACTTCAAATTTGATCGCAAGCGAAGATCGTCCGGTTCCTTTTCGCAAGCAATTTTGGCCTGTTGCAGCGCAATATCCTTCAGACCCAGCCGCCAAGCGGCAATGCTAACGTAATCATGTGGCTGGGCTCCCCACACCGCCGGATCGCAGGTGTAAACCTTCGCCATGTCGGTGATCTTCAGCGCCCGCATGGCGTAAGCGAAACTTTCCTCCCACCGCTCCTGCCGATACATCAAGGCGGCAAGTTCGCACCACGGCTCACGGGTATTGGGCGCTTCGCTGGCTCCGAGCATAAACGCCCTTTCGGCGGCGGCAACGTCGCCCATCTCGGAATGACAGCGACCCATAACCCGATAAGCGTAGCACCGCTCATTCGCCCAAATGGCTCCTGGCAGGCGGAGATAGGACTCGCAAGCCTCAATGCTCTTTTCCCACTGCCCGTGGAAACTCAACTCACGGGCATAGTAAAAAGCGTTTCTGGGGCAATTGGGGTCTTCCTTGACGGACAGCGCCAGCAGGTCAAGGTACTGCCCCCGGCTCTTTGTCGGGTCCGGCTTGTGGATCGCGAGAAGCATGTCCGTCTGCGCCCAGACTTCCGTTATCCGGCCGTCGGCCACGGGATATTCATGGCAGGGGTGGTGCCAGAAATAGCCGTTTCGGGCGTGAATCTTCTCGTAATAAAACTGGATGCCCGCGCCCCAGTCGAACATATACCGCAAACGGGTCGTTGTACCCTTTACCCAAACGCGCTCAATTTCCTCGCGCCATCCAGGCTGAAGCACTTCGTCGATGTCCAAGCTAATAGCGACATCAATGTCGCCCGGAAGAAGCGCCAGAGCCGCGTTTCTGGCAAGGTCAAACCGCCAAGGCGAAATGCGGATGTCCTGAACAACAGCGCCGTGAGCCCTAGCCACATCCGGCAGCCCGTCCGTCGAGCCCGTGTCGGCTATAAAGATCAGGTCGGCGTCCTTCGCCGCCTCGCAAAAGCGCGGCACAAAGTGAGCCTCGTTCTTGGATATGGCGTAGACGGCAATTTTGAGCCGGTCCTGTTTATGCGCGCTTCCCTGCCAAGCATACGCGCCAATCGGGTAGTTCAATGAAACCCAGTCTGGCTCGCCAAATATGTTGACAACTTCCTCGTGCGTCCAGTCATCTTTTACATGCCGCTCATAGGGGTTCCCTTCCCACTCATCCTGCGGGTAATTGAACGGTATGCTGACGACAACCCATCGGGCGCATAATTTGAGTTTGGCGACAAGAGCCTGCGCTTCTTCCGAAGTCATATGCTCCAGAACATCGCCGGCAATAGCGATGTCAAAAACCTTATCGCCAGCATCCCATTTGCGGGCGTCCTCAACATGTAATTCATCATAAATATGGCGGAGATTATATTGCTCGATATACGGTTGCCATATCTCAACGCCAGTCACTTTGGATTCGGGAAACATACGGGCATACGCCCCCGCGCCGCATCCAATGTCCAAGATCGTAGCGTGCGGGCGCCCTTCAATGAAAGAGCGTATTTCTTTTTTGCAGTTATCGCTGCTGAATGGCATTAACGACTTCCTATTTAGTTGTTTTTAGAGCTTCGATTTCATTTGCCTGCGCCAATACCATAGACGACAAAGACGCGATCTGGGCTTGCTGCTCCTGAATTGCTGCAACAAGGCGTGGGACAATTTTGCTGTAATCAACACCTTGATAAACGGGATTTCCCTGTTCATCAATCGCGTCTTTTTCGCCGGTGACGGCATTGGGGATTACAGCCTGTAACTCATGGGCAATAAAACCTTCGCCTGCCAGTTTGGTGTTAATCCAGTCGTAGGTAACCGGTTTGAGTTGAGAAATTGCGGACAAACCGCCAGTCATAGATTGAACATTCTCTTTTAATCTATAATCGGAAGATGTATTAAACGAAGTTGAACTGCCAGAAACAGATATGCCGCCACAATAAGAATATGACGTTCCGTTATTGTAACAAACAAGGGCATTATAATTTGATGTTCCGCTTGTATTTGTAGCAAGAAACGTAGAGTTTCCGTTGCCGCATTGGGATGCAATGACGTTTGAGCTTCCAACTGCGTTAATTCTACCACCAGCAAGCGTACTCGTTGTTCCCACCAGCAAATTCCCGCTGGTGTCCACGCGCATATGTTCTGCGCCGTTGTTAAAAAACTGAATATTTCCTGTGTAATTTGTAGAACCCACCAAAAGATTATTAGAACCATCTACCTGTATGGCGTTCCAAACAGTACCGCTGCTGTTTTTGAAATTTAACGATTGGTTGTTGTCCAATGTAATGTTGCCGCTTGAAATCTGTAATTTATCGCTTGGGGATGCAGTGCCGATACCAAGACGGATATTGGTGTTGTCCCAAAAAAAGTTGCTGTTGTTCTGCGCGTGAACGCCCGAAGCGCCGATGAAAACAACCGATCCTGTCGTAAATGTAGTTCCGGTTCCCGTCCCGCCAACGGAAACGCCAGCCACGCCCGACGAGTTCAGCCCATCGGCAAAAATGCTGAGATTGCGAGGCTGCGTCATTCTCTATCCCTCATCACCATGTAATGGCGTCGAACAGATCGCCAGAGGACGCCGCTACACTTAGCACAACAGCCGTTCCGCTTGTAGCCGTGTAGTCGGAAGTCGCCAACAAAACGCCATTCAAAAATACGAGCAATCGCCCGACTGTATAGGTTACAGAGAAACTTGTCTGCCCAGCCGTCGCCGTAATTGACGTTCTTGTCAAATTGGCGCTTGAACCAGTCGGCCCTGTCGGCCCGGTGCTACCAGTAGATCCAGTAGGGCCTGTCGGGCCAGTCGGCCCTGTTGAACCGGTTGAACCGGTAGGCCCCGTAGGGCCAGTCGGCCCAGTGGAGCCTGTCGGCCCTGTCGGCCCGGTGCTACCAGTCGATCCCGTTGGCCCCGTGGGGCCGGTAGAACCAGTGCTGCCAGTCGGCCCCGTAGGGCCGGTTGGGCCGGTGCTACCAGTCGATCCTGTAGGGCCTGTCGGCCCTGTAGGGCCGGTGGAACCCGTGCTTCCCGTAGGTCCCGTCGGCCCGGTAGGGCCGGTGCTACCAGTTGATCCTGTAGGGCCTGTGGGGCCAGTTGGACCTGTATTGCCAGTCGATCCCGTTGGGCCTGTCGGGCCGGTAGGCCCAACAGCGGTGGATGCAGCTCCGGTAGGGCCAGTCGGGCCGGTTGGGCCGGTGCTACCAGTAGATCCGGTTGGCCCAGTCGGCCCCGTGGGGCCAAGTTGGGTGTACATAACCTGCGAGATAGCAACAATCGCGCTGGGAGATGCCGGGCGAGTTGGGTTAGTCAATGTGCCCTGATAGGCAAGGCTTGCGCTTGTGTTTGAGCAAGACCAATAAACCTGGAGCGTGTCGCCGGCAGATACGTTCAATATCCACGTACAGATCATCATCTGCACGTTGCCCGCGCCACCGGTAAATTGAAGATCCTGCGCTGTATTGGCTATGTTTGAACCGTTTTGGGCGAGCCAGATACTGAAAGTCGGATTTGCGCCCGTTGAAATCGTAGAAGCAATTTCAGTGGTGATGTGATAAATACCCGCATAGGTAAACGTGATCGTTCCAGCGCTATTGCTAATTCCGCTGGCTCGGACAGGTGTATTATCAAGCGCAACAAGATTGGCCGTTGTCGAGCCACCATTTGATTGGTTGGATGAGCTGATAAACAGCCCGTAATAACCAAGCGCGCCGCCCGCTCCGGTTGTACCGGTGGGGCCAGTCGGGCCAGTATTACCCGTCGATCCAGTAGGGCCGGTTGGCCCGGTGGGACCAGCCACAGTGGATGCGGCTCCAGTAGGGCCAGTGGGACCAGTAGGCCCTGTCGAACCTGTAGATCCCGTAGGCCCAGTCGGCCCAGTGGAACCGGTTGAACCCGTCGGCCCGGTAGGGCCAGTCGAGCCTGTACTGCCAGTCGGGCCTGTCGGGCCTGTGTTACCAGTGGAACCGGTAGGACCGGTTGGGCCAGTTGAACCAGTTGAACCTGTTGGCCCGGTAGGGCCAGTCGGGCCTGTGGAACCCGTCGGCCCGGTAGGGCCGGTAGGGCCTGTACTGCCTGTTGATCCAGTCGGGCCTGTCGGCCCAGTTGAGCCTGTGGAACCAGTAGGCCCGGTAGGCCCGGTAGGCCCGGTATTTCCCGTTGAGCCAGTCGGCCCCGTCGGCCCTGTTGGACCTGTCGGACCCGTAGAGCCGGTTGAACCCGTAGGTCCAGTAGGGCCTGTAGGCCCAGTTGAACCCGTGCTTCCCGTAGGCCCAGTAGGGCCTGTAGGCCCTGTAGGCCCGATGGAACCCGCGCTTCCCGTAGGCCCTGTTGGGCCTGTAGGCCCGACAGAGCCAGTTGGCCCCGTCGGTCCTGTATTACCTGTATTGCCCGTAGGGCCGGTAGGGCCTGTGGATCCGGTTGAACCGGTAGGCCCCGTGGGGCCGGTGGGGCCAGTTGAGCCTGTGGAACCCGTTGGGCCAGTGGGGCCTGTAGGCCCGACAGAGCCAGTTGGCCCCGTCGGTCCTGTATTACCTGTATTGCCCGTAGGCCCTGTTGGGCCTGTCGGCCCTGTGGAGCCCGTACTTCCAGTTGGCCCAGTGGGGCCAGTTGGGCCTGTATTGCCTGTGTTGCCTGTAGGGCCAGTTGGCCCTGTGGGGCCTGTTGCGCCGGTTGCGCCAGTTGGCCCTGTGGGGCCGATGTTGCCGGTAGGACCAGTCGCGCCGGTTGCGCCAGTTGGGCCGGTAGGCCCCGTCGCGCCAGTCACCCCTGTAGGCCCGGTAGGCCCTGTCGGGCCGATTGATCCTGTCGGGCCAGTAGGGCCAGTGGGGCCGATAGCGCCCGTCGATCCAGTGGGGCCTGTTGGCCCGGTTGGGCCAATATTGCCTTGCGAGCCAGTGGGGCCTGTAGGCCCAGTCGCGCCAGTGTTGCCGGTGGCTCCTGTGGGGCCTGTAGGGCCAATGGAACCCGTGGGGCCAGTGGGGCCTGCCGGACCATAGGGGCCGGTTGGACCTACGCCTTTCAGATTGGCGACAGCCTGCGTCGTGGTGCGAACGGAAACCCCAGCCTGAACAACTTCAAGCTGTTCTTGGCCGCTAAGCCCTACCGCAACAGGTAGATTGGGAATCTGCTCGTATGCCAACGGTTGTTACCCCAGACTTTTCCGCCACCAACACCCATGCCTAATTAGCGACATTAACGATTTGCGATGAGCTTGTCCCAGCCGCATTGTTAACTGAACAATTATTGTTTTCAGAAGAAATCATAGTGCCGCTGATGTTAAAATGATTTGCGCCCGGCGCTATATAGGCACCGCAGGATTGTGTATTTGTAGAACTGCCGGAAACAACGCCTGTAGCTGTAAAGCCGCCCGTGCCATGGACCTCAAAGCCGGCACAAGTCCCAGGCGTACCGCCTACGGATGACTCGGAATTATCCTCAAATAATGTGCCGCTCACAGTCGTATGTTTGCCGGCAAAATAACCACCAGTACACTTGGCCCCATTTATGAAGCCGCCCTCAATCATGACACCAGAAACGGGACTAGCCACGACAAAATCAATGTCACCTTTCGCGCCATCAAGCTGCGGGTTCGCAAAGCTGAGGTGAGATCCCGCCTCAATATCGACTCCCCGGTTGTTGGGGAACTCAATCTCAAGATCGGTAATATTCACAAATTCAGGATTTGTGGGATTGCCGGGAGCATTGTCAATTTGAACTGCTGTACCCTCAATCTCATCCGAAGTTACGGCCCAGCCCTGAATGGTTGCGACATTGCCGGACAAATAGATGCCATATTTGTCATTTGTCGTGCCGCCTGCGGCTGCATTTCCCAGCAAATAGAAGTTATAAAGCTGATAACAACATCCATAGTCTGAAGATGTGGAACCGGAGTGGGCATAAAATCCCGTCGTATTATTGCCCCAGAAATTATTCAAAAAGATATTTTGCCCAATAAAAGTGTTTGTGTCGTAAAGGTTAATTCCATTCCATGGATGATCTATCGTTATGTTCTGCGTAATTAGCCAAGACGAATATTGTGCGTACAAAAATCCGTTTCCATATTGGTTGTATGAGGGAGCGTAAAAATTTGAAATTGAATTTCGATAAATGAATGAAGTATTGCTTACTCCTGTTACAAAAAATGTCCAGTTTACACCATAAGTTGAAATACTGGTGCAGGGGCCGTACCCGTTGATTGAAATAGACCCCGTATTGACATAAATACTTTGAGTTATGTTGTAATTACCACAAGGCAGGGCGAGCGAACCGCCGCCTGCGGCTTCCATCGTTGCAATGTCACTGTTAATGGCGGTTGAATCGTCATGAAGCACAGAACCGCCAACAATGGAGTTGGAAGCCGTATTTCCTAAAACAAGAGTTGTCGTGCCGCCCCCTGATACGATGTTTGTGACAAGCCATTCGTTTTGAGCAGATGCGGGAGGCGTGGCCGGGATGCAGCCGGGGCGCGTTGGCGCGAAAAATCCTCGATCCGTCCATGAGGTATTATAAGTCGCAGCCAGAAACGTATAAGCGCCGCCATCCGTCGAACGCCAAATAACATAAAGGGGAGAACCCGAGCCAGCAGTCCATGATAGCGATGTTGTTCCCGTGTAGTTGTAAAATGCGTGATAATCCCCAGTGTTTGTAATGTTGGCGCTGCTGACAGAAACCGCAGCCGCCGCCGCAGTCATGCCGCACTTCCCGTCAAGGGAGGCGATTTGATAAGAATACGTGTGGGAACCAGTCGATCCCGTGTAGCTGGCGGAAATGCCAATGGGCTGCGTTACGGTTGGGGACGGGCCAGCGCCCCAGACTGAAATGCCCTGCCCATTTTTGAAATCAATGGCGCTGGAGAGCGTCAGCGTCGATGAGGAAGCCGAAATCAAACCGCTTGTAGTCTGGCCGGAACCGGACGCGGACGTGATTGTCGGCTGCCCAATATATGAAAACGTATGCGTGGTTGAGTTTACCGAGCCAATGGGAACCCACACGTTCGTCCGATCAAGAACGCTCAGGTTGCCGATGGGCGACAGTTTGTTAATCCCCATCTGCGCCGGGCTGGGAGCCTGTGCAAAAGCCTGAGAGCAAAGAGCAAAAAACAGAATTACCCAGCGCGCTTTCATATTCATGCCCCTAGTGCGAGTACACGGCGACAACAGTATCGTATGTGGTGACACTAACATAAGTCGATAGCCAAGTAATCGCATTTCCTGAAACCGAGAAAGAAGGGGACGTGCCTATCGGAAAATAAGCCGTCCCGTTTACATAAAGGATCATAAGATTGTTGTTTGTCGAATACGTTAAATTTGAGATCGTATTTGTGCTCGTAACGGCGAGCTGCTCCATCTTGATTAAGCCGTTTGTCGCGCCGGTAGCCCCAGTTGGGCCAGTCGGGCCAGCGCCAAATGCGTTTACCGAGATGGCGACAAACTCAACGATGTCGCCGGCATTCGCAGCAGTAGACAGGGTTACGGATGTGCCCGTCGTCGCCGTGTAGGACGACTGATCCAGAAACACGCCGTTAATGTAAACCTGAACGTATCCCACAACATACGTGACAAAGAAAACCGTCTGGCTGGCAGTGGCGGTAAAGGATGTCCGCGTATATGAAGCGACACCCGTGGGGCCAGTGGGGCCGGTAGGGCCAAGCGATCCTGTAGGGCCGGTGGGGCCAATGGGACCGGACGGACCCGTGGGGCCAATCGGGCCGGGAGCGCCGTTTAGATTAACAGCCCAAGACGAGAATGTTCCCGAGCCAGAAGTTGTAGAAACGCTGACGACAAGCGCGCCCGTGGCGGGGTTATACGACGACACCGTTCCAATCATGTAATTGGAACTGGAATTGGCGATGATAACCTGCTGCCCCACCGAATACGACAGGTTGAGGCCAATCGTGAGGGATTGAGATCCCGTTGCTATTGTCAGCGACGTGGAAGATGTCGTCGCATATATAGATCCGCTGGCCCCCGTCGGCCCAGTCGCGCCTGTCGGGCCTGTAGAGCCTGTGGGGCCGCTTAAACCAACCGGGCCAGTAGGGCCAATAGGCCCAGTCGGGCCGATGAACCCGTTAGGGGCCAGATTTGCAATCGCTTGTGTCGTCGTCCGGGCGGACGTACCGGACTGAACAACCTCAACCTGTTCCTGTCCGGTAAGCGCAATCGCAACCGGCAGGTTGGGGATTTGTACGTTACTTGCGTATTGCGGCATTAGAGCGGACCCGTCCGAGGCACTTGCGTAAAGCCGTAGGGCAAGCTCGGATTATTTATCACATATCCGCCGCCTGTGTAAGTTCCCGAAAACACCGCAGTTGATAATGTGAAGTTCATCAAATCGTTGACAGTAATGGTGAAATTTCCATTTGCCGCCGTAACGCCGCCAACTTCAGCAATCGTCACATGCTGGCCGCTAATCATGCCAGCCGTCGAGTCAACAGTGATCTGGATAGCGCCAATTCCATTGTTCTGAACATTCAAAATGTTTCTGAACGTCACGGCGTTGGGATCGGTGCCGGGAAGCTGGTTCTTTCCTCCGGGCGGTTCGCCAGTCTGCTGGGTTACGCGGACATCGGCAGTTGGCAAGTTGTTGGCGCTGGTAACGCGCGTGTCACCTTGCACAACCGGAATACCAGTCGTCGGGCTTACCGTATTGTAGCCGGACACCTGACGCCGATCTATCGAGTCCCAATTATATGGCTCGACACGCGCATTGACGATTGGCGTAGGATCCGCCGGCAGAACAATCGCACGAAGCTGGTTCTGTGGCTCGTCATAGCAATCCCGGCATACCAGGATGCGCTTGTTTATAAGCCCCGCGCCAGCCCAGTCATATTGCCAGCGCAGATCGACGTGATTGTACCAGATGGCGCATCTGTCGCAGACGGCAAACGCCTGCGGATTATTGGGGTTTGTTTTTGCGCGGCCCGAACGTGAGGCGTAAGCCATTTAGCGCCTCCATTAGGGCCTGAAATACGATGCAATAACCGGGGAGATGTATTGCTGCGCCGTCTCAACGTCCTGAGACGCCGCAATCTGATAGGCCTCATCGGCCATCGGCTTCAACATAATTACCTTGTCCGGCGCCCAAATCATCGCAAGACGCTGCGCCAAGCCAAAGGCGAATGCTTCAAACCAACGATAGGGAATGTCTACCTGCTGGCCGTTCTGGAAATTTGAGTCCTGAATCTGAACAACGCGGTAATAGCTCAGCGTCTGCGGGCCGTTTTCCGTATTCGGCACCGGCCAGATAGTCACGGTTGGGCTTAGAAGGCGATCAAACCAGAAAACAGTCGGAAAACCCTGCTGCTGTTTGTTCGGATAAGACGCATATTCCGTGCGGCTCACTGGCAAGATGATGCGATCAATATACGCGCCGCTGTCATTGTTCGTGACATAGGCGTCCAGCATCACAACCGTGCTGGGATCAACCGAATAAGTAGAGACGCCCGTCACAAGCGGGATCGTGACGAGATCGACTTTCCACAGGTTGACGCCTTGGTTAGACCACCGCGAAAGCATCATGTTCGTCGCCATACGCGCCGATTCCATATGCTCCTGAAGCAGTGCGGTTCCCCGAACGCCGCACAGATTAAATGCGTAGATCGTGGCCTCACCAAGCGACGGTGAAAAATTGTAAGTCCCACTAGTCGCCATTGGAGGAAACCTTAGACAGGACCAGCCTGAACAATCTGCGCCGTAACCGTGCCCGTGTTAGCCGTGACGTTGATGCTAATCGCCTTGCAGGGGATCGTAAAAGAACCGCCAGTTGTGGCGGAAAGAGCCGAAAAGCCCGTGGCAACATACCAGGTCGCGCCGGCGGGCGTGTAGCCAGCCGCCATCGGGTCATCAAACGAATATTCAATGTTAAACGTCGCGGAACCCGAAACCAGCTTCGCGCCAATGCCAACATTGAACGGCGTCTGAAAGTCATCAACCGCGCAAATGTTGCTGCGCCCCGTTCCGGTCTGAGTGATGGTCGTCAAAATCATCGGAAATCACCCTACTTGCGTTTCGAGCGCGCCACGGCGGCATTGTCCACGAGATTCGGATAGGGCCTGCCCGCCGCGCGAGCCCTAGCCTTAGCCGATTGAACCTGTTTGCGGCTCAGGTGCTTCTCTC